TGGCATGTGGCATGCCGGAAGTTACGATCCAGCAGACTTCTTAGGTAGACTTATCGGAGATAAACCTTGGGTAAGGAATGCTGAAAGAAGTATGTTTGACGTATTTGACCATAACTTTTTTGCTACAGACTTTCATATAGACTTATTCATGGAGTCCTTCCCTGATGTGGATACAACAAAGATTCACAGAGTGGGTTGGCCCATGGAGTATATGGAAGATGTTCTAAGGGATTATAATATTCCTGCGAACAAAATAGATATGGTAATATTTCCGCACAGGATTGCTCCTGAGAAACAGGTGGAAATATTTAAGGACCTTGCAGAGTCCATGCCCGAAGTAGAATTTGTTGTTGCACAAGAACACAACTTAACTAAGGATGAGTATCATCTTGCACTTAGTAGAAGTAAGATAGTGTTCAGTGCAAACACTCAGGAAACATTAGGCATAAGTTGTTTCGAAGGTGCGTTGGTGGGTGCTACACCAATGGTACCAGATAGATTAAGTTATACAGAGATGTATGATGATAAGTTTAAGTATCCAAGTGAATGGACTGAAAATTGGGACTCTTACTTGGCTAACAAAGATAAACTGATAGCACATATAGAACATACTTTGAGCACAAACATTAACATGGCAGAAGAGAACGAAGCACTGGCATTAATGCTTAAAGATGACTTCTTCAGTGGAAGACTGCTGTACGAAGTAATCGGAGATAAACATGGAACATAACAATGAAAAAGCAGTTGTTGTAACTGGTGGTAGCGGATTTATAGGCAGTAATGTCTGCGAACTGTTAGTAGCAAGTGGTTACAATGTAATTAATATTGATAGAAGGAAACGAGAGATACCTGGTGTAACGCAATATCCTTTTGAGATTAACACAAAACAAGTTAAAGGTGTAATAGAACTTATAAAGCCTGAAGCAGTTGTACACATAGCGGCAAACAATAGTGTGCCTAATAGTGTAGTTGATCCTAAGACTACCTATCATGATAACGTAGAGCAAACAATAAGTTTACTAAACGTATGTGTAGAAGCAGGTGTAAAAAACTTTGTATTTGCATCAAGCAGTAGTGTATACGGTAACAGTATCAATGAAGATGGTGAGTTCAAAGAAAGCGATCCAACCTTACCTGTTAATCCATATGGTAGAAGCAAACAAATATGCGAAAAAATTATTAAAGACTATGCAGAAGTTTACGATATGAATTATAGCATACTTAGATTATTTAACGTAGCAGGAAGTAATGATGGTAAGAATGGATATCAAAAACAACCTTACCTACATGTCCTACCTATTATTATTGAGAAAGCATTACTTGGTGAGAAGTTTGAAGTATGTGGCAATGACTATCCTACTAAAGATGGTACATGCCTAAGAGACTATACACACATTAATGATATTGCTAGAGGATTTTTAGTTGCAATGCATCACTTGTTCGATACAGGGCATAGCATGGTGTTTAATTTAGGTAACAGTAATCCAGTTAGTGTATTAGAACTAATAGATGTAGTAGGTAAAGAGTTAGGTGAGAAAGTTGAATACGAAATAGTGCCTAGCAGAAAAGGTGACATGATACAAACCCATGCAGACATCACAGCGGCAAGGCAATTACTAGGTTGGGAACCAACTAATAGTATTGCTGATATCGTTAGAGATGAAGTTACATGGCAAAAGCCTAAAATTAAACGTAAGCATAACGTCTAAAGTTAAAAAATAACTTGACTTATGCCAAGAAAAGTGGTATAATTGTTCTATGAGTAAAGTATATTATAGTTGGTCAGATGTTAATAGTATGATGTCTGATATTATTCAGCAGATGGCTACTCAAATGTTAAAGCCACATGTGGTATTAGGACCAGGTAGAGGTGGTTTTCCTATTGGTGTTATGATGAGTCATTACTTTGATATTCCATTTCATGGTTTTGAATGGCAGACTAGAGATGGCGCAGTACAAAATTCTAACCAATTACAACAACTTTTGTCTAAATACAATGGTAAAAGAATTATTGTTATTGATGATATAAACGACACAGGCACAACATTACAAGGCATACATGACGTTGTAGAAAAGGCAGGTGCGGCAGATAATGTAAAGTATGTAACATTATTAGAAAAGATGTCTAGTGACTTTAGTACACAAATATGTGCTAAAGAAATAGATGAAGAAGATAAACGATGGATTGTATTCCCATACGAAGAGTGGTGGAAATAATGTGTGGTGGATTTACAGGAGAACATGAACAAATGAGTTTAGAAGATATGCATAAAAAAGCAGAGATAGTAGATGAAAACGGTTTTGTCGTACATCTTTTTAAAATGCACCAACCTTTCGGAACAGTTGACGTTAAAGATAAAAGTATACATTATGCAAATGATGTATGTGAGAATTGGGTAAACGGTATTTTAAAGGAAGACAATGAGCACATTAAAAAGTTTACAGAATCATCTTAAAGTCCTAGAAGAAAGACATAGAGAGTTGGACAAAAAAGTGACTGAAGACTATGAGCATCGCCTAAATAGTGATGAGTACAACAAAGAAAAGAAAGACAAGTTGCACTTAAAAGAAGAGATAGCAAAACTCGAAGAACAAATATTATTAAAGGAAAAAGAAAACAATGGAAACTAGTAAAAAGATTAAAGCAAGACTGCAAGAAGCAGGCAAAAGATTCTGGGCAGGAGATAATATATCTGACTTTATCGAGGACGGTGAGAAACAAATACTAATAGACGAACTTGCAGTTAAATTTGAAGATGTATTACAAGGACTTGTTATTGATACTGAGAACGATCCTAACAGTAATGACACAGGTAGACGTCTAGCAAAGATGTATATCAACGAACTAATGGCTGGTAGGTATGAGCCTATGCCTAAAGCAACTGCTTTCCCTAATAACAGTATCGATAGGTATGAAGGTATGTTAGTTGTGCGTAGTGAACTTACAAGTATGTGTTCGCATCATCATCAGATAGTTAAAGGTGTAGCATACATAGGAATTATTGCTAGTGAGAAACTAATAGGACTAAGTAAGTACACAAGAATTGCTCAATGGTGTGCTGAACGTGGAACACTACAAGAAGAACTTGCTAACGATATTGCTAGAGAGATACAAAAAGCAACTGGTACAAAGGATCTTGGTGTTTACATACAAGCCACACATGGTTGCGTAGAGAATAGAGGTGTAAAAGCACATAGTAGTCTTACACAAACAACTGTTCTTAAAGGTGCATTCAAAGAAGAAGGCAAGGTACAAAAAGAATTTATGGATAACATTAAACTGCAACAATCGTTTGCAAATGGTAAAGGTTAATATATGATTGAACGTAGACATAAAGGATTCGTTATCGAGAAAGGTTTAGTACCCGTTGCTAATGTATGCGAAAGTATTGGTACAGGCAAGTCTATGGACGATATACTTAAAATGTATCCTACGTTAGGTATGGCAGATGTATTTGAAGCCATAGAGTTTTATGCACTTAACACACAGATTCCTGCTAATATGAATCAAGACCAACTGCTTAAACTAGTTAATGTTGGTGGAGATGATATTGTACTAGAGGTAACAAACATTAACCAAGTGGTGTTTTTAAAATTAGTAGAACTTGGTAAGAGATACTATAGACGTGTATCTAACTTTGCTACATGTATGAACAACGGTTTGCGTATCAGTTGTTTAGAAAACATTATGGCGGCGGAAGAAGATAGAGTATTAGAAAACGATTTACATGATTTGGTTAGACAATGTCTAATGGAAACTACTCCAGACATATTTGATAACCCAGCCCAAACTAAAGAAGATTTGGATATAGAAGAATATTTAGCGACGAAAGAAAAATATGAAACTAAGGTATAGCGAAGCATTTTATAGTGTGCAAGGCGAAGGACGTTTTGTTGGCGTGCCTAGTTTATTCTTGCGTACATTCGGTTGCAACTTTGAATGTGCAGGCTTTGGACAGGAGAGAGGTAAACTTATTCCTGTAGCAGAGATGCCATATGCAGTCGACCCTAAAGCAGATAAAGAACATCCTGATGCTTATAAAAGCATTGAAGATTTGCCTGTTACACCCATTGGGTGTGACAGTAGTGCCAGTTGGTCAAAGAGATATAAACATCTACAGATGACTAAAACTGTAGATGAAGTTATTAATCACATAACTTCTTTGCTCCCAAATGGCACATTTCAGGGTCGGCACGGCGAAGACATACACTTGGTGATTACAGGTGGTGAACCGCTACTAGGGTGGCAACGTGTTTGGCCCGACCTTATTCAAAAACTACATACAGAGTATGGACTTGTTAATGTTACATTTGAAACTAATGGTAGTAAAGATTGTAATGATAACATGATTGAATACTTTAATGGAGATGGCAAAGGTGTGCATGTAACATGGAGTACATCACCTAAACTATCTATAAGTGGCGAGACCAGAGAAGCAACGTTACTTCCGGAGTGTTTGGTAACAATGAATAAAGTTACCAATAGTTTCTTATACAATAAATTTGTTGTTAGAGATATGATAGACTTTGATGAAGTAGACGAATATGTTGATGCTTACAAAAAAGCAGGTGTGCAAATAGATTCAATATTTTGTATGCCAGAAGGTGCAACATTTGAACAGCAAGAACTAACTGAGAAAGATGTTGCAGAAGCATGTATGGAAACAGGATATAAATTTAGTCCTAGATTACATATTAATTTATTTGGAAATGCGTGGGGTACATAATGAACAGATGGGTTGCAGTATTATTTTTATTAGTGTTAGCAGTAGGTAGTTTCATGATATACTTTGGTTTACAATATACTTGCGTGACTGAATTTACAGAACATGGACACCCTATAAAAGTTTGTGTGAACAAAGGAAGAGCATTATGAATACATGTTCTCAATGTGGTGTAACATATTTTATATCACCTTACCATACAGCAGACATGAAGTTTATATTCTGTGGTGCTGAATGTAGTAACAAATGGTTTGCAGAGAACAAAAAAGAGGAAAAAGAAAATGGCTAAAAATAAAGTACCGTTTTGGATGTTACCCGCAAGTTGGGGTCTAACAGGCAAAACTAAACTAAGAGCGAAAGCAGAATATGAACTAGAAGGAATAGCACTTGAGAAAGAACTTGCTAGAATCGATTTAGTTAATAATCTAGATAAAGAAATATCAGACATTGAAGTAGAATTCAACCATGGTAATATAACAGAGCAGGCCCGAAACAAAGCCATTGCTGAACTAAAAGATGAACCTTGGGTAGAAGTAAAACATATGGAAGTTAATCCAGATGATGTTAAACAAGGTTATATGGAACTAGATTGGAATGACCAATTTGTTGCAATGCTACAAACACAAGGATATACAGGCGAAAGTGATGAGTCTGTAGTAAACAAATGGTTTAATGATATTTGCAGAACTGTATTACTACAAGAACAAGCAGACTTAGACTTTGGTATGCAGGCGCAAAATGATGTTATAACAGTAAGAAACGAGGAAGATAATGACGGAACAGAGTCCAGCAAAGACTAAATTAGCACATCTAGTTAATGTGCAAATAGGCCCTGCTATTAAAGGTTTTGTAGAAAGCCTTAGTAATGAAGAGTTATTAGAACTGTTAAAAGACTTTAAAACCATGAATATTGATATAGCAAAAACATTGACAGAAGCGGCAAAAGAGCGTAAAATACAAAGTAGTATATGGACTGGTGACAGTCCGTTTGATGCTATTATGGAAGCCGGATTAAACGATAAACAATAGGTGAGAAAATGCAAGTTGTAAGTATGAAAGACATAGGCGGAGAAGTTGTAAAAGATAACGAAGTCTACTTATTAAAGGACAATAAAACACTAAACAATTTAGTACTTAGTTCTACATTCTTAAGAGCAAATCAGAATACAACAGGGCATACACACAAAGGACAAGAAGAAGTTTATATGTTTGTATCAGGTAAGGGTGAGATGGAAATTGACGGCAAAAAATTTAATGTACGCGAAGGCGATTGCGTATTAATTGAAGACGGCGAGTTTCATAAGGTGTATAATACAGGTCATCTTGGATTATATTTTGTTTGTGTATTTGATGGTAAAAGGAGTCATTAATGAATTATTTACTAGTTGACGGTTTGAATATGTTTATGAGAGCAAAGCACGTTGGTGGTAGAGGCGATAGCATAGACATGAAGATTGGTATGGCAATGCATATCATGTTCAATAGCATTAATAAATGCTGGAGAGAGTTTGATGGTAACCATATTGTATTATGTTTAGAAGGTCGTTCATGGCGTAAAGACTTTTATACTCCTTACAAAGCAAACCGTAAAGTAACATTAGATAAACGTACACCTAAAGAGCAAGAGGACGATGAGTTATACTTTGAAGCATATGATGACATGGTACAGTTCTTTGCTAATAAAACTAATTGTACTGTTCTGCGTTGTGAGACAGCAGAAGCAGATGATATGATTGCTACATGGATACAGAACCATACAGAAGATAATCATATGATAGTAAGCACAGATAGTGACTTCTATCAGCTCTTAGCACCCAATGTAAAGCAATATAACGGTACTACTGACCAAATAGTTACATTAGAGGGTTGGAAAAACTTAAAGACTGGTGAACCTGTTATAGATAAAAAGACTGGTGAAGAGAAGGTACCTGTTGATCCAAGTTGGGTACTGTTCGAGAAATGCGTTAGAGGTGATAGTTCAGACAATGTGTTTGCGGCTTATCCTGGTGCTAGACTAAAAGGTACTAAGAACAAAACAGGTATTCGTGAAGCATACGAAGATAGAGCAAGTAGCGGATATAACTATAATAACTTTATGTTACAGCGATGGGTAGACCATGAGGAAGAAGAACATAGAGTTAGAGATGATTTTATTCGTAATGAAATACTAATTGACTTAACAGCACAGCCTGATGAGATTAAAGAGTTATGCATTACGAGGATGAATGAGCAGAAGAAGACAGAGCCGGTGTCTAACATTGGCATACACTTTATGAAGTTCTGTTCTAAATGGAATTTGCAAAGAATGAGCGACCAAGCTCAAACATATTCCGCAATGTTAAATGGTAGATCCGGATGAGTGAACCTATAGATGATGAAATGGATATTATGATTAATAAGATTAAAAATCCAAATGCTTGGCCCGATTGGGGTAAGAAATATATCTACGAGTCACCTGATGGCGGACAGACTGTCTACCAAAGAGAGTTTGGTGCTGACCATAGCACTAGGGTCCAAATAAAACCTGAGGAGGCTAATCGTAATGATTAAATTTAAAGAAACCGTAAAACTACAAAAGATAAGCGAAGATGCATGGATTGTTAATGACGATACTAAAAGAGTTGGTATACTACATAAAACAATTCAAGATAAGTTTACATATCTAGATAGAACAGAAACTGTTTTGTTTGATAGCAAGGATGAAGTAACAAACTTCTTCAAGAACCAATTTGTGTTTGATGAAGAAACTGTATTAGATGTAACTGTTCCAGGAACATTTTATATTAAAGGTTATCCTGTAGACTATCCCACACCAGTTCCTGTAGAGCCAGAACACGAAGACTATATGGAAGAGATTCCGTTGTTTGCAAAAACAGAAAGCAGTACTGTTTATTATGCGGCAGGTTGGTATGCAATTAACTTTGAAAAGGGTTGGAAACATGGTAACTGTCCTAAGTTAAGCACACTAATAACATATGGTTATGAAGGCCCATTTAAAACTAAATTAGAACTAAAGCAAAGATTAAAAGTTCTTAATAAAATTAAAAGAAAGCATACAAAGTAATGTCGACTGACTTATCGTACACAGAAAAGTTTGTGTTGCAAGTCGAAAGACTTAGACGTTCAGATATTAAAACAGCAGAGTTTGATGTACATTTTCTTGCAAAGGTCATAGAAGAAATACAGAATGAACATCAAGAAATTAATATTGAAACACCAAAAAATACTTCCTCAGTGGATGGTGGCAATTTTAAATAGTAAGATGATTCATACAAAAGATACACAAGAGTTTTGGAACCATAATTGTAAAGACTCTGGCCCTACCCTAACTAAAAGAGGAGAGCCATGCAACTGGTGTGATGAGGAAGAAGAGTCACAAGATGTTTGGCGTAAAGATTGTGGGTACAATCATTATTTCCCACATGAAATTATTTGGGAGAGTAAATACTACGATGGATCTGACGAAAGATGGAGAGAAGTAGGAATTCCACACTCAGTTTTGACCAAGATAAATAGTACTAGTGAAGGCAAATATGGCTGGCACTTTAATATAATTAGAGATCAGAAAGTTGCTGTAATATCGTTCGAGAAAGAGGACGATGCATTATGGTTTAGTCTGACAGAAAATAAGGAAAAACACACATGATAGTTGAAATATATAGTAAACCGCAATGCCCATACTGTGATATGGCAAAAAACTTAGCAACACAGAAAGAATATGATTTAACAGTTAAAATGTTAGATGAGGATTTTGACAGAGAAGCATTAATGGAGACATTTCCGGGTGCAAGAACTTTCCCACAGATTATAGTAGATGGCGAAAAGATTGGCGGCTATCAAGAGTTTAAAAAATTAGTTGACGAGGCAAAATGAGAGAATTAGGAATGGTAATGGGAGGCTGTCTTATGATAGCCTTATTTTTTGTCTTTAAAATACATCCTGAGTTAGAATACACAGGATATAGTAGTAATAGTTCTTGCTACGGAGAATGTTACGAAGAATATGTTAGAGTAAACGGAACAACTGTAGAACAAATACAAGAACAAAAGGCTATAGCAGTAGCAAAAGAAGAGGCAGGAATAGTTGATGCGTTTGCAGATATCAGAGGACTATGGGCAGGTTGTGCCGCTTGTCATGGAATGCAAGGACAAGGACAAGGCATGTTTCCTAAGTTAGCAGGACAAAGTAAAGACTATATTAGTGGTAGACTTATATCCTATAAGAATAGAGAAAAGATAGGTATGAACAGTACAATGATGTGGGGTCAAGCCGCCGCATTATCTGATAGACAAATAGAACAGTTAAGTCTGTTCGTAGAACAAGGATTTCCAGATGAGTGATACCAAAGAACAAATTAAAGATATAATAAAAGATAACCCTGTTATCCTTTTTATGAAAGGTAACCCAAACCAACCACAATGTGGCTTTAGTGCTAAGGTAGTTAAAATATTAATAGAATATAAAAAACCTTTTAGTTATGTAGATATATTAGAAGACCCTGAGATTAGAGCAACGTTACCTAGTGTAAGTGATTGGCCCACCTTCCCTCAACTGTTCATAGATGGAGAATTGGTAGGTGGCTGTGATATCATTACCGAGATGCACGAAACCAATGAGTTAGGAGAACTGCTAAAATCCTAAGGCGTATTAAAACACGTTTTTATGATAAATAAGTGTATAACGTAGTCAAAGACTATGTAGGAGATATACACATAATGAGCAGACCAAAGCCACAGATACTGCTAGAAGCAGTACACAAAGACACATACAAAGCAGAGCAAATACTTGCCGCTGAAGCAATCTATTCTGTATTTTATGAAGCCAAACCTATTAACATGCGAACATTAAACAAGTTAGTAAGTTATCCTGGACCTAAGTATAAGAAAGTTTCGTTTAGTAATTCAGGACATGCATTCAACTTAGCAGAAAAGTTAAACAAAATGTTTAATACAGATGGTTTTACAGTTGTAAAACTAACAGCCGGAGAAGTAGTCAATGAGGAAGACGTCCTTAATACCAATTCTTAATAGCATATCAAATGCTGAAATAACAGCCTTAACTAACGGCGAAAAATTATTAAAGTTCACAAATGTGTTTGATGACGACACATTACGATTGCTTCATCAAGCACGTTATATATTAGAGCCTAGTATTGTACCAGGTCAAGAACATAGAGCAAGAGTTGGCTTTGACTTAAACAAAGGATTAGAACTAGAAGGTTTTGTTTTTGATTCTGAAGACTACGAAGTTATAAAACAATCCATAGCATTAAAACTAGGCATAGATTATAATTATATAGGAGTAACACTTTGGGAAGACACTGAAGGTTACAGCATTCCTAAACATGTAGACAACAACAGTTTTAATGCCGCAATGCAAATTTATTTGCCTACATACGACGAACATATGAACGTAGCATCATATAATGCATTACCAAACACAGGCACAATATTTTACGATGGTATACAAGAATACCAAATACCTTTTATACCTAACACAGGTTATTTCTGCACTAATAGTCAAAGTATTACACATAGTAGCGGTGATCCTGTTAAAGTAGGACATGTAAGACGTAGTCTATATATTTACTTTAAACATGATTGAGGAAAGTTTACAGTATCAGATAGCAGTAAAGATGATGAAAGTTCACGAGTCTTTAAAAGGATATGCTACAAAGGATGTAGCATTTATGCTATTTAAAAACTTACAAGTAGACAAAAACAAAACAACAGGGTTTAAACTTACAAAGTTAGGATTTCAACTACTCAAAAAAGAATACGATACATATAGATTTCCTGTATCAGAAGGCATACATAATAAATTATTATTAAAACTGCATAGCCATATGAAGTGGCCCTATGCTATAGAGAGAAAACATTTATATTTGTTCAGCGAAGAAGATGCTATGTGGTTAAAACTAGTTGGTGATGATGTCGATAAATTTGCAAACAGTCTAGATTAACTGGTAAATATACACATGCCATCAAACAGAAATTATACAACTCATTGGCCCTGGAATCGTAGAAAGGAATTGCCTAGTCTCAATGCTCCTACATCACTTAAGAACGGCAAAATTGAGAAAACAGAAAGCGGTGGATCTAGATTTCAATGGTGTCCTAGCGACTTGCCAGAAGCAATGGGAGATGACTGGGCACATACCAAAGACGAATTCTTTTATACTATAAACAGTAATAACTACAGAGCAACTGAGTTTAACAAACAAGATAATTCAAATGCCACAATATGTTTAGGAGATAGTTTTACGTTTGGTATTGGCGTTAGAGACGAAGACACTTGGCCCTATAAACTTAATGAGTTATTAGGCACAGTTAATTGGAATTTGGGTAGTGGAGGGTCTAGTAATAAAGATATCTTATATACATTACATCAATTCATAAGCAACGGTTATATTCCTAAGAATGTTTTTGTAACGTGGAGTTGGAATCATAGGAAAGTTATATCTAATAAAATTAATAACTTTATATCTAGTAATCCTGTAGACCATTTAGATTATAAAACAGGAGATGTAGAAGCATACAACCTACAACGTAAATTACTCGCTAATGCTTTAGAAAGAGAACTACAACTAGAAGATATTACATCGTTACAGCATGGAATGATAGACGGAGAGACAGCATACACACAAGATTTACATCACTTAGAAGATCCAAATAATAGAATTGCAAGGGCAGGCGTGTTTTTATCTGACCAAACAGATGATGATTATTTGCGTTTTTATACAGAGCGTCTGGGGGTCATTGCACTATGCGAAGCAAACAATATTGCATTTAAAGAAGCATTTGTGGATGTACAATTGGCTAAGTTTGCAGATTCATACATAATTCCAAGTCAGGGTTGGAAAACAGGTAAATATGCTATGTGGACAGGTTCTTTACAAGAAGATTTTGCTCGTGATAACGGACACTATGGACCTAAAACATTAACAAACATAGCAAATTACTTTTATAATGAAACATAACGTATATCTTTTTCAATGTCAATATGCAATTGAAGTAAGAGAAATAAACAATTATTATCTGCCTTACTCAATAGGGTGTATACTTGCCTATGCACAACAACATAACGACATAAGAGATAACTTTAACTTTCCAGAACTATTTTTCAAACGTGAAGATCCTGCAGAGGTTATCAAACGATTAGACAATCCTGTTATATGTGGATTTAGTAATTATGTTTGGAATGAGCAGTACCACTTAGTATTAATAAAAGAAATAAGAAAAGCATATCCTAAATGCAAAATAGTATTTGGTGGACCACAAGTAGGACAAGACAATGTAGACAACGGCGATTGTGATGTATGGATACAACAAGAAGGCGAACGTAATTTTGTAAATGCTCTTCGAGACTGGAAAGAATTTGTTATAAAGCCTACATACTCAGGGGAACGTATAGATGATTTAGATGAATTACCAAGTCCATACTTAACAGGCGTATTCGATGACATAATAGAACAACACCCTGAATGTTTATTCAGTATGACATTGGAAACTAATAGAGGCTGTCCGTTTATGTGTACGTTTTGTGATTGGGGTAGTTTAACCTATGCAAAAATTAAAAAACATAACTTAGAAAAAGTAATTAGTGAATTAGATTGGGCAATAAGAAAGCCTATAGGATATATTTGGGTAGCAGATGCAAACTTTGGTGTATTTAAAACCAGAGACTTAGCAATAGCACACATGATTAACTATGCATGTGAGCATGAAGACAGTCGTATAGATGCAGTAAATGTGCAATACTATAAAAACAGTACAGAAAATGCTGTAGAGATTGCAAAAGTTATAGGCAAAAAATATAATAGAGGTATAACAATAAGTGTACAAAGTATGACTGATGTTGTACTTACAGCAATCAAACGTGATAACATGGAAATGAATGATATGTCTACGTTGTTAGCACAGACTCGCAAAGCAGATGTATTAGCATACAGCGAAGTTATATTACCTTTACCGGAAGAAACCTGTGATAGTTTTAAAGAATCATTGTGTAGGCTTTTAGAGTTTGGACAACATACAGCAATTGAAATGTGGAAAGCACAGGTATTAAAGAATAGCGAAATGGGTACTCCAGAACATATAGAGAAGTATGGTATAGAAACTGTAGCAGTAGAAGACTACTCCTACTATCATAATCCTGTAGACTGGAATGGTGTACACGAAAAAATTAATATTATATGTGCAACAAATACTATTTCTAATACAGAAGTAACAGAAGCATACATGTATGGCTGGATGATTATTAATTTACATACACAAGGATACATTCAGATACTTGCACGTTACTGTAGAGAAGTCTTAAACGTCAGTTACAGGGAGTTCTATGACAAAGTGTTCAAGGAACTTGCTGAAGGTAAAACTATTATCTCTGATGCGTTTAGGTTTACTAAACAATTTGAAGAAGCATACATGGAACGAGGCAGACTTGCAACACAAGAAGAGATGGCTGATTGGGGAGGACTTGTTATAGATAATCTAGGTGGACATTTTACAGCACAAATGGCACTATCAACTGTATTTAATAACAAAGAAGATGTGTACGACATTGGTGAAAAGGTAGCAAACTCATTTGGAGATATAGACCCGAGCATAATAGAAGCAAATAGAAGTTCACTAGCATGTATTAATAGAATGTCTGTGGGCATACATGGTGCTAGAACTGTAGAAGTAAATGAGGAAGAGTGGGAGCAAGGTTATCATATAGAAACGGCGTACGACTTGGAAACATTTGAAAAACAACAAACAACATATCATGTTAAGCCTAGTATACCTTTAAAGATTATAAAAGATGCTGGTAAGTGGCATCATAGGCGTCAAGGATTCAAAAACATATTCATAAAAAAGGCGACCTAAGCCGCCTAATTCATTAATTATTAATTAACCGTTAGGATTTCCTGCGTTAGGATCTTCTACTGGCATTTCCGTTGCTGGCATTTCAGGTGCAGGTTCCATTGCAGGTGCTACTTCTACATTTGCTTCATCATAATGAACTTCATCATGTTGTGGCATTACATTAGCAGTTTCTGGCATTGGTGCTTCTTCAGTTGCTGGCATATCATTCCAACCATGGTCATCTAACCATGTGTTTGACCAATCATCGTGTTCTGTATAGTTCCACTCTCCATTTTCAAAGTTTGAATGAGTGTCTGCATTACAGCAATAATCGTGCTCGTCCCACTCATAAGGAGTAGGTTCCATCCAACACTGACAAACTTCATCCCAATATGCTCCGTCGCCGAAACCTTCTGGTTTTTCATGAGTTGGTGTTGATGAGTGCATGTAATCTCCAGCCGTTGGTGCATGATACATAAATTCGTATGCATCTGGCATTTCTGAGTGAGGGATTTCCATGACTTTGTGTTCTAAGTCAATTAGTTTTGCTCTAATATCATAGATTAAGTTTTCTATTTCTAATCTTGGATCTAACATTATATTTCTCCTGTATATTTGTGTTATTCTAGAATATAATGTGTGTTTGTGGGTGTTTTTGCTGAATTATACGTTTCAACCGTATATTTACCAAAAAAAGTGGTAAAAAAAGGTTGACTTCCACCCTAAATACCGGTATAATAGTTGTATATTAAATAAAAAGGTAGGAGATTTTATGTATATAATAGTAGACAAAAGTAATGATTCCATCCACACAGAGCCATCAAGGCCTTCTTGGAAAGGTGGAAATTACAAATCAGAAGCGGCGGCTAAGGCTGGTATCACTCGTACAATTAAGTACTATGATGCGGCAAAGGCTGAAGTTGCTGAGGTAGTTGCAGAAGGTAAGCCTGAGTATCATGCTCGTAGGTATAATGCGTTCAGAGATGCAACTGATACAGACTTAGGTAGAACTCACTGTGGTAACAGAGATAACTACAGAGTTATGCACATCGAAGAGTATAAGTTAATTGAGCCAATGATTACTAAGACTGGTGTAAGTCCTTACAATGGTAAAACAATTACTAGAACTTTATCAATTAACACACCAAGTTATATGGACCCACTTTGTGAGTCACATTACACTAGATAGGAGAAAAATAATGAAAAAATTAATATCAATAAGTGTTCTTTCAGTAGCAGTACTTTTTAGTCTGTCCGCTGAAGCAAAATCAATTCAGATGGAAGTCGTAGACGTCCAACCTGTAGTAAGAAACGTATCTGTAAATGTACCTGTTCAATTTGAAGAAGAAGTTTGTTATAGGTATAAGAAGAACAGCCGAGGCGTTCTTGAGAAAATCGTAGATAACGGTTTTGGTTCTCAAGGTGGCTTAATTGGTACTGCCGCCGGAGTTGCTATTGCAGACGAACTTGATGGCAACGATGCCGCTAAAATTATTGCAGGTCTTATTGGTAATAGGATTGGTAATGACATATCACAAAAGCATAATGGACAAAGACATTGTGAAATGCAAACTGTTACTAAGTATGAAAGGCATTATGAGAGCAGAGTGACTGGATACAGAGTTACTGTCGACCATTATGGTTTACAGTTTACAATTAATAGAAACTTTGAACCGCAAGTAGGACAAAGTATCTCAGTAAACGTGAGTGCATGGTAATGAATCCTTGGAACACAATACAACAATTAGAAGCGGACAATAGTTCACTAGCAAAGCAAGACATCCTTAAGGGTGCTCTTGCTTATGTGGCTGACACTACAGGAACTATAGCAGACTATTCTGAGAATGATTTCATATTAGGTGCTCAATTGGCACTTGACCCAATGGTTACATTTGGTGTAAAACAAGTTCCTATTAGAGAAGGTGCTGATGGCGAAGGACTTCCAATGAAAGAGTTTGAAGAGTTAGCAAGTCAATTGCAACATAGAACTCTTACTGGACATGCGGCTCGTGATGCTATTATCCAAGACATGGAAATGGCTACTAATGAGCAATGGAACGATTGGTATAGACGTATCCTTATTAAAGATTTGAGATGTGGCACTGGTGCTAAACTAATAAACAAAGTAGTAAAGGATACTATTCCTTTATTCGGGTGTATGTTAGCACATGATGGTGCCAAACACCCTAAAAAGATAGCAGGCGAATGCTATATAGAATACAAGTATGATGGCGTTAGAGTAATTGCCATTGTGCAAAATGGTAGTGCAACATTACATTCACGTAATGGAAAACTATTAGAAAACTTCCCACACATCGAAGAAGCCTTAAGCAAACCTGAGTTTGAAGGCTTAGTATTTGATGGAGAAGTCATGTCTGAGGACTTTCAAACACTTATGAGACAAGTTCATAGAAAAGAAG